GGCGGTCCCTGATGGCTTTCAGGTGACGTATGTCGAAACCGAATCCCAGCAGGGCAGGGATCATATGGCCCGTTTTTACCACTGGGCACCCAAGGGCGCATTTTTTCTGGTTGATGAGGTGCAGCGCGTCTTTCCGCCATCATGGCGCCAAAGCGATTTAGACCGTCTCGCTTATCCAGGTGGCACGGAGCAGGCCAAGCGGGATGGCAGGCCGGAAACCATCGACGTGGCCTTTGATATGCACCGTCACCATAACTGGGATTTCGTTTTCACCACGCCGAATATCAGCAAAGTGCATTCCGTTGTTCGAGCCCCTGCAGAAACTGCCATCCGCCATACGAATATGGCCGTGCTGGGCATTGGTGGCCGCTACAAGACTGTTCTGCATATGTCGGATAACTCCGGCACGTCTGCCTCTCATGTGTTGCAAGCTAAGCCATTCAACAAGGTGCCCAAGTATGTTTTCAAACTTTATGATTCAACTGCAACCGGTAATGTCTCGGATACAACGGCGGGTAGCTCGATATTACGAGACCCTAAAATACTGTTTTTTCTGGGTCTTATGGGATTCTGTCTCTACTTTGGTTTCATCAAGCCTGAGTATATTGATGCTCCTGCTAAGGCCGCTAAAGGTGCTGCTGCCGCTGTTCCGGTTTCTGGGGCGGTGGGTGATGCGCCCGCTGATGGGGTACGCCCTAGCGGCGTTCCTGCTGCGTCTGGTGGCGGGGTTCTTTCTGTAGGGCCGTTTGCTGGCTATCGTCTGATCATTAGTTGCCATGTGTTGGTGAAAGATGATCGGGGGTCATATCGGGTCGATTATTGCTTTTCTCTTCGAAAAGGCGATGACGTGCAGGCCCTTCATAGCGACGATTGGCCGGATGAGTTGGCTAGGGTGGATCCAATGAGCGCATGCCATGCCGTGGTGAGGTATCAGGGCCAGCCGGTGGATGTGTATTGCGACCCTGATGGCGATACTTTGCGCCACAAATACAATGCCCAGCTCTTTGCGGATACCAAGGGGGGAGGGAAGCCAAGTGATGACCGGACATGAATAGACTCAACCGCGCCACTCGGTTATTTATGTTAAATAGGACTCTCAAGACTACCAAGGACAGGGGCGGTAGCCCCTACAAGCCGCTCTCTGCTGCCCATTTTTGCCTCTACCGTCTCGCGGCGAAACACGCCCATCTTGCCCTGATACTGGATCACCCCTTTCCCTGCTAAACCGGTCTTTAATGCCCCAGTTATAGCGACCAGCCGAAGGCTATAGGGCGCGGCTGGTAACTCCTAATCCTCCTGTCGTAGACAAGCCCATGCCAAGCTCTTACGCCTTGTCAGTGCGTCTTTTCGGGCTGTTGCTGTTCAAGCCCCCCGGGTAGTAATACGGGGGGAATTCTTCCACCTTCGCCAAACCCTAGGCACGGCCCCTTGAAAACCTAGCCCGAAGGGCTGTTATCTCTTTTGAGTTTGAAAATTTCGTTTCTCGTATGTGATAAAATGCTTCTTCTATCTGAAAGCAAAGGGAAAAACTGTAATGGTTATTGATAATGAACACGTGGCCAAGCGCCAACAGAACATGCAGATTTACAGCTACTCGGTTGCGCAAGATGGTTCGATTGCTTTGAGCCATGAAGGCGAGCGTCAGCCTGGTTTCTTCAAGGCGCATTTGGTTCGCGGGGAATCCACTTTGGATTCATCCGTCTTGCATGAAATACAGAGGTTGCTTGAATCGGCCACTTCAATTCCTATGCGCTATCTGCGATTCCAGACAGGACGCCATGTCTTTCTAGAGATTCATGCTGATGCCGATATATAGACTTATCGGCATCAAACAATCAGGGGGCCTGTCGGTCCCTTTGTCATGCCCTTAAGCCTGACCGCGCATAATGTGATCAGTGGTTATGTTGAAGACTAGGCCCCCTGCCACAATCGAATAGGGCAGGGGGGCTTTGAGGTAGGAGGGATGTGGGGCAGCGTGCTGGCATCATCCAGACGCCCGAAAATCTTTAATATAACCCGTGTTATGCGCGACCTGGCGCCGAGCTATTCGCCTAGTTTTTCTGTGTGGGTGATGAGCATCCATCCCCTGATCAGTTTTCTGATAGCTACCTTATCCTCTTCGGGCAACTCTTCGATTGCCTTGGATAGGTAGCTCATTGTCTCCGTAGTTTCCCCGTAAACAATCTCATCAAGTGACACTCCTAGCGCTGTTGCGATCGGGATGAGCGTCTTTACCAGCGGGTTTTCTTGTTCACCACTTTCGAGTCGGGACAGTTGCGATTTTGATATGCCGCATTTTTCGGCCAAGTCCTGCTGGCTCAATCCTGCCTGCTTGCGTATGCGTTTTATATTGTCGCCTATGTGCGTCATTTCGCGGCCTCTTGGTGTATACCTGCTGATTTTACATCACATGGTTGCATGCGTGCGGACTCGGTTGTATGCTTGCCCACGTTGAGTTGTATGGATGCGCATTTTGCGAGCCATATCAGGGGGTAGGGAATGACCGTTTTTTCAGCCGTAGTTAAGCCAGAGCGCAATGTGTATTGGCAGCATGAGCCCACGGGCGAGGTTTCCGCCTGCGTTGCTGGTCAGGTTGAGTTCTTCCGCGATCTCCCCCAACTCGGTCGTTATCTCTCACACACTTACCCAGATTTCGATTTTGTACCTGTCGAAGTCACCGAGGCCACTTGGCGTGGGTTCTATGATCAGGGGGTCTTCTTTGATGACTGGTCATAACGCCAAAACCAAGATCGATTTCCTGTCTTTCACCTTCACGCCGGAACCGCTCAAGCGTATCGCCGAGCTTGCAAAGCAGGGCTGTTTGCTCAAGGCCATCCCGCGCTTTGAGGTCAAATCCTCCGCGCTGTCTGCTGCCTTGCCTGAGCTTGCTGCCGGTAGCGCGGTGTATCGCCGTCCATCTGAGCCATTGTCGGAGCCAAAGAACCGCTATGAGGCTGCCGACCAGCATCTGAGGGCGCTTGCTTATCCCGAGCCGCTCTATTCCAAACTCGAGCCTGAAAGCTCGGTCATCATTACTTCGTCCATGACGGAAGCCATGGAGATAGTGCTTGCATCCCAGTACAAAGCCCGTGCCGACATTAATCACGAGCTGAAATCAATCTGTTCTGCCTTGCTCGATTTTTCTGAGTTTGAGGTCAACCCGGACGGCAAATATTGGGACTCCTATAACGACTTGATCCACTCCTACGGGGTGCAGTTCCTCGATACCATTTGTTGCAATGAGCTGGAGCTATTCATTGAAGAGCTTAATTATCAAGTTGGCGTCCCGATCCCTGCGCCTCGCTTTTCTCTCCGCCATCGTCGCGGGGGCCTTCACGGCTACAGCTACAGTGGTGACATTCTCATTGATGGTATTGCTTGCGGGCTTGTCGCTTGGGGAGCTGCAAACCATGGCTGCATGGTTTCTTTTACTGGGGCAGGATGCGACGGATTGGATTTTGGGGCTCTTCATCGTGTCATTGCTATGGTGCCAGGTATCCGTATTACTCGAGTTGACCTCGCACTGGATGATTATTCAGGCTCGGTTATATCGTATCTCAAAGCAGTCGATGCGGCGGAATTAGGCCATTTCCATCCAGCTCGGGGCACTGCCCCAAAGTGGATGGCCATTCAAGCCGGCGAGTTTATCCCAGAGGTTCACGGCGGCTTGCGCAAGCGGTTTGGCATGATTGCCTCTTCCGGCTGCTCCTTCTATGTGGGCTCTCGTGCTAATGGCAAGTGCGCCCGCATTTATGAGAAGGGTAAGCAGATGGAATCTGCCGAATATCCCGACTGGGTGCGAGCCGAAGGCGAGTTGCACAGTAAGGATCGGATAATCCCGCTCGATGTGCTGGTAAACCCAGACCCTTATTTTGCTGGCATGTATCCCCAGTTTTCAAAATGGCTGGCTGAAGTATCAAAAGATGAAATCGAGCCGGTGCGTATCACCACATTTAAGAACAAGTTCAAGACCTGCCGCGATAATGCGGTAACAAATATGTCCAGAATGGCCGGTCGTTTGGTCAACTATCTAAAGAACGTGGAAGGATTGGCGAGCGATTCTATCGTGCGCCAATTAATTGGGCAGTTAGGCCATGATGATATTCCGGCACGGCTTTTGATGCCGCTGCCACCTGAGCTAGATGAATTGTCGCTTTTTGAGCCCAACTGAACGGGCATTAATAACCCAAGTGGAGAGTAAAGCTATGTCCAAAATTACTGGCGTAATGGTGCTGTGTGTGACTCATGGTGTTGGTATTTCCCGCAAGGGGGCAACTCCTCAGCCTTATGATTTTTCCAGCCTCAAATTTCTGGTGCCTGCTACCAGTATTGACCGGCCTGAATGCAAGATCACTAACTGGGGTTTTGAAGCTAAAGAAATGCCGCTGAAAAATGACCCAGTTGTTTTGGCGAAAGTGGCGGACTGTCCCAAACTGCAATCTGTTACTCTGCTGCTGGAAGCCGACCCGCGTAACCCTGCCCAAAATATCGTTGCTGGCTTTGAACTTGAAGGCGGGGCAAAACAGGACGATTTCGGTCCGCTCCATAAAAAGCCTTAACTAATCCGGTGCCTGAGGAGGAGGAGCGAATACGTGCAGCGACCGACGATGAGGGCACCATATAAATGATTTGTGTTGAATTGACGTCCGAGGGGTATATCAGACAGGCCCCGCCGGAAACATGTTCTTACGTGCTCTTGACCGCTCAGGAGCACGCCACGTTAACGGATATATCGAGCTGGTTTCAGTTCGATGTAACCACAACATCGATAGCCTTTGGTTTCGGATTAACCATTTGGGTTATTGGTTTAAAACTGGGCGCCATTGCCCGTGTCATTGTTGGTGCAAAAAGAGGATAAATAAAAATGAAAAACGTATCAGGCTTGTTCCGTAATGGTTGTATTGCTGTTGTCGCTTCTCTGTCTGCCGTGGGTGCTGCTCATGCTGCTGGTGAGGGTACTTCCGCCGCTGCCGGTGCTGCGCTCGATTCGGCGCTGTCAGATGTGAATGCGACCTCTCCCAAGGTCATGATGGTGGTTGCTGCGGTTGTTGGTGTCGGCATCCTGATTAGCCTTATTCGCAAAGCCTAAGCCATGTCC